ATTCATTTAAAGAATCCATCACTAACTCTTCATCTAAGGATGCCGCATCAAATGGATTATCCTTTGCGGGGCCATCGCCACCGCTTTCGTACAAGCGTTCCCAAGCCTCTTTCCCCGAATCCTCTTCTTCCTCTTCGTTGTTCTCTCTGTAAAAACCTGCGAGGGCTTCTGCGGCCTCAAATCTTAAACAGGCTTCTATTAGTTTGTCTAATTCGTCATTTTCTTCTTCGGTAGGTATTGCAGGAACAGACACCAAGTACTCTAAGGTGTTATTTTTCTTAAATTCTTCAATGTTTTTAATCTCGTCATCAATGGGCTTCATCGCATCACTAGCCGAAACAATGTCATCATCTACAAAGACAATAGCGTCCTCTAAGTTATTAAACGCCTCTATGTCAGCATCGAAATTTTCCGCAATGCCATTCCTTGTAAGAATGTCACGCTGGCGCTCCGTAGTCGTTTGTGGTGCGGCCTTTTGTGGCTGTGGCTCTTCGTACTTAGCTGGGATCTTTGAAGGCTGGTCATACATCTCGCTTCGGGTTTCTCGTTCCGAAAGAAATTGTATGTCTTGGTTAATTTCTTGCTCGATCAAAATTTCGTTAAGACGACGCTCATACAGGGGCGGGATAATGCCTTGCTTGATTCGATCTAAGTCGCCAAACGCCTCTCGAGCTACATCGTCTTGCCGTAAAATGTCTTGGATGCGAGTAACGCGATCTGAAATCCCGGCTTGTTGCTCTAGTGCAAGCTCTTCGCCGCGTTGACCTGCCCGCTTTTTTGCTACTCGTGCGGGGACTCCGCGTTCCTTGATAACCGCCTCGGGAACATCAGAAATGTTTTCTAGCCTAAACTGAAGGTCACTTAGTTCAGATTTAAGCGCCTTACGCTCGCCAGCCTCAAGACGGTTGCCAGCAGTAGCCGTAAGCTCTTCGCTAACCTCTTGAAGAAACTCCGCTTGGATAACATCTCGGTCAATAGCGGGAATGTCGCCACGCGCCTTGGCAATCTCTAAGTCTTCAATAAGTCGCTCATTGGACTCTCGGACCATTGCCTCGGGTGTATCTGGTTGTACAGCGCCAAGCTCATCGGCTTTATTGTTGACCGCTCGGAGGTATCCAGCCAAACCACCCGCTATACCCCCTAATACAGCGCCTCCTACTGCCGCTGTAGCAATGTTAGCGAGCGCCTCTTGTGCTGAGTAGGGTGACTCAATATCGAGCTTGTGAGTGTATACAAGTGGTTGTATGGCTAGCTCAGTTGCCGCCGCAATACCGGCTTCAGCTTTGGCAACGCGCATTGCATTGGCAGTAACGCCCAAACCGCGAGCAGTTGTTAATGTCGCACCAAGGCCCATCGTTGCAATACTGATTGGGTCGAGCATGAACGCAGTCATGGAGCCAGTGAATTGAGCCATGCCGCTTCCACGGGCTATAACGTCTTCTGCGTACTCTCTGCGCTTGCGTAACTTCTCGTTCCTTTGATCGCGTAGCTCGTCATCGGTTGCAAGCAAGCCAGTATCTTTGGCGATACGGTCGTAATCAATGCGGCCCCGACGGTTCGTATATGGGTCACGATCAAACCCGTCATCGACCATGCCACGCAATTTCGCTTGGCGCTCTCGATACATCTCGTTGTTTAGGGCGCTAGAAATTGACAGCTCTTCATCAACCATAAGCCCAAGAGACGCGCCAAAGACCTCACCAAATGATGACTCAATAACCAAGTCGTCTGGCGTAAACAACCTGTATGACTGATCGAAGGTGCGCTTATCTCTATCGGAAACAAAAGGCATTACATTGGCCTAGTGCTACGCCGCGACCTTGGCGGCATTAGCTCAGTAACGACTGATTCGTTATATGTAAAGGTAAACGCATTACCGTTTTTGTTGACCATCAAAACACCGTCACCAGTAACCAAATTATATTCGCTCTTGTTATTTGGGACGCTAACAACACGGGCGTTTTGAACTTGCTTGAGAGCTTGATTGACCGTCATCATTCCAATACCGCCATACATCTCAAGCCAATCCTCATTGACCCTATCAAGCATTTTTTCAAACTGACCCTCTGTTACGTCCCTTGGCAGTTGATACTTGCCTTTATTAAACTCGCCAATACCGCCAGTAATAGAAGCTAGAGAGTCCTCAAATGCGCCTTTGTTCAATCCGATGCTTGGGTCTGGGTTACTTTTGGCATAGTGATTAAGGGCGGCTTGAATAATCAGACCGCGATTTTCAATCTGATAAACCTCACCGGCTGGCCCTAAGTAATCGTCCGCTACCCGTATATAATTCTGGAATGATGGGAGCTTTGCTTGGCCTTGAGCCACCATCTCTTGACCTTTGAGCGCAGTCTTTTGCACTGTCATATCATTAGTTGCGCCGATCATTGCAAACAGTGGATCGCCAACCTTGCTGATTGTGTTCCATACTGCCGGGTCTTGATTAAGGCTTTGAGCCATGCTCATTTTTTCAACAACTGTCATCTCTTCAAGACTATCGCTAAACGCATCAGCTTCAGCGTCAGTCATTGCCGGTATATCGCGACCATAGTGAATAGATGCTGTTTTTGCCGATGCAACTCTGTCAGCCCATGACTGTGGATCGCTCATATCAAGTGGCGCGTCAGACGCTATGCCTTGCTTGATAGCAAAAGCCATTGGATCTTTATTAAGCTGAGTGTTGATGCCGTTCTGAGTCTTGATAAGTATTTCCGCTCTTTCAACTTCATCAAGGCCAACAGCCTCAACTTGAGTTAGTACAGCGGATCGCTGTGACGCGGACATTAGGGCAAAACTTCCAGCCTCTTCTACTAGCTGGAAATCATCCTCGTATTCAGTGCCAACAACAGCAGTGGCAAGCTCTTTCATCTCGCCGGGGTCAACCTGTATACCAAGTGAAACTGCGGTCGCCGCTTGGCCTACTTGCTCTTTTAGCGCGTCACCTGCGGCTTTTGTCGATGCGTCAAATACCGACTTCTGACGTGATACTGTTTGTGCTGTAGCGGCCTTCCAAGCATCCCACTCGCTAGACTCAAATTGCTCGGGTCTTTCAGCGCCAGCAATCAAGCCGTATGCCGTGCCAAAGTTATTGTCTTTCATGGACTGTCTGACTTCGCGCATGATCGCGCTAGTCGCCAAACTTTTTTCTCCGCTTTTACGGATACTATCGGCGTATCCGGCTTTTTTGTCACCGGCATCCTCTAAGGCTTGAGCAGAGGTAACTGCCTCAATTAAAAGTTGTTCTGCGTATGCAACATCGCCTTCTTGAGACTCAGTGTCTATCTGCCCTAGCTTTGTATCAATATTATTACTCGTGGTGTCAACCGCAACAGCCCTAGCTCTCTTGCGCCCTAGATCCGCAACCCTAGTCCCATTGCGCTCAAACGCTTCGTCATAAACAGACCGGAGCATTGGCTGAAATCGCTCATCGACGTTCTGCGATAAACCTTGAAAATATTTGTTGGAATTCTGCGAGAACTGCTCAAAGTCGCCATCAGACTCTACATTCATGCGATCAACGGCTGATCGTATGTCTGAGGTAACTTCATTGATATATGCGTTTTCTACGGTCTGGTTGAATGACTGGTCATATATGCTAATCGCACTCAATAGACCTTCTTTGATCTCGGGTGATCGACCTTCTTCTGCCGCCGCAAGTGCCTCAGCAGATGCGTCTTCAATAGCCTTTCTTTTCTGTATCCGACCGCCAACCTCAAACGCAATGTCCCCGACCTGTTCAGCCAAGCCAGAGAGAGCCTGCAAGCGTTTAGCCTGAGAGGTGTCTACACCTGTTGGCGTAAACTGTCCGTAATAATCAATGCGCTTCTGAGCCATTACTATTCCTTATGCCCTTGGTGCGCCGCCGCCAGACGATCCACCCGGTGAGTCGCCCGATGGGCCTCCCGGTGAGCCGGTGGCGGCAAGCTGAGCAACTTGCAGTCCTGATTTGAGCAATGTGCTTGCTCCTGCTATATAGCCAGCTTGCTTTGCCGCTTTTGCTTGACGCTTGAGTGCCGCCTGTCTTAGATTCTCAGAAACGTCAAAGGTAGACTCACTTAATCCAACTTGCTTTGCGCTTGCTAGAGCCAAACTTGCTGGAGTTCCTTCCCCTGCCAGCCCTGATACTGATTGAGCCGCGACGTTAGCCGCTAATGCACGGTTTAACTCTTGACGGCGCTGTAGCTCTTGGCTTTGAGCCGCAACCTCTTCTTGCTTGGCTTGCTCTTTTAGCGACCTTGATTGTGCTTTCCCGGCTTCTGTTTGTGCATACACTGAGGTGCCTGCGGACAGAGCGGTCATAATCGCCAATATAGTGAACGGGTCCATCTAGTTACCCTCAACTTCGTATTCAATCATCTGTATGTGCATGGGCGTAGGATCAGGACAAGTAATCGTCGGTATGACCTCACGGCCCCAGCCGTTAATATCGTAAACGTCTTCTATTATGCCAGTTTTCGGAATAATCGACCCGCCGGTAAGAGGTGACGCTGGTCCTGCCTCCCCAAACTCGCGAATAGGTACTGGTATGCCGTCGATATAGATACCAGAGGACTCATAGGCTCGCAGGTTCATGCGCACAATCTTCTTGAGCCGCATCTGGTTCTGACCTGATCCGATGTTTGTGTTCAGTGGCATAGGCTTAATAGTAGGAATAAAGGGTAAGCCAACCTCATACGTGGTAACGCTGTACACCTCACTAGGATCGAGAGTGATTTCGCCACTAGCTACCGTGTAAGATGACAGCACATACCCTTCGTTGGCGTCAGATTGGCCGTCACGGGTTAACACCTTGACCGATTCACCGTTCAAATGGTCCAGTCCGTCGATATCACCGGCTATTTGGACGCTCTTAATCGAGCAATCCATCAAGTAAGTAAAGTCCCATCGCTCAATAAACAGTTTTGCAACGCTGTTTACAGTCCGCTCGACAGTCATAAAGAGCTGATCATCTACAACGCAAACACTCTTCACGTCGCCGTCTGTCTTCCAGCTAGTGAAGCCGTTAATGTCCTGACTTCTTAGCGTGTTAAGGATTGTCGCTGTGCCATCTGCATTGACGATAAACAGCCAATTAGCGTCGTCACTCGCAGTACCCGCTAGAAGGGCCATATCGACCGGCTGGTTGATTAAGTGAGAGGCCAGTACCGATCTATCGTCTGACGTGTAAGCGTCCTCGTTAAAGGAATACAGGAAGCTCAGGAGGGACTTGCCGTGTCGGTCAACGAATATGGTCGATCCGTCTACGTCTTGGACCTCAACCTTGTTCGCGCCGTGTGAAGTCTGGGGTTGAATCGTGATCGAGCTAGGTGTTGTCGGCTTACTAGTAACTGCAAACTCCGCACCCGAAGTAAAGATCTGTAAGTTACGACCGGGGTACACGTCAACAATGTCATTCAGCTTACGAGATGAAATCGTCGCAAAGATCGCTTCATCGTCATCACCGTCATCAATATCGAAGTCAAAGAATGATCCCGTCTTAGACATGAAGATTGATTGGGTCTTTGACTCAGTGCCGCCTATGACCAAGCGCCCCTCATAGAAACAAATGCTGTTTGGATATCCACGGGTGGACGACCAGACATCCTCTTTACGGGGTGAGCCTGATTGCGTCTTGGTGAAATCAATCTCGTGATCTGCAGAGCCTTCGGTCACATACGCAGAGAACAACTCAAAGTCTTTTGTAGATTCTCCAGATATTGTGATTGTGTACTGCTGATTTCCTGTTCGTGCTACGGCTACACCCGTCTCACCAAATACCGGCATCTCTTGCAGGTTCTTTTGGATGTTAAACACGGTTGAGGCTTGCTCATCGGCATTCGAGTCTCCAGCAAAGCTAATAGACTTAGAAAGAACCCCCTCAACGTCTATCTCGAAACGATCTCCACGCTTCCATTGTCCCGACCCGCTATGACCTAGCGTCATAACCTGTATTTCATTGGTAGGCGTAGGGCTTAGTGCATCGTCAAAGTCGTACTGAGGTACGTTAGTGAACGGAATAAGGTCCAAAAACCAATCGCTATCCGTCCCAAGGTTTACTAATCGCATCGGCGCGAAGTCACCAACGATAAGCATTACGTTTTCAACCTGAGCCACGCGGATGTTTTCTATTTGGTCCGATGTCAGAGCGCTATACAGGGGCTTGATGTCCGCAACCCTAGTGGTCTGTATGTTTATGCCTACAAGCTGAGAGCAAAAGATTGCGATATTGTCTCGCGTAAACTCCACCAAGTAGTGCCGGTCATCCTCAACGCTCATGTCTACAAGGCGTGGCGTACTTAGAATGGCGGACTCTTCGTACAAAGACAGGCCAGCAATAGTGACCGTCGCAGATCCTAGGTCAGTCGCACCAATACGAGCCAGTCTCCAGTATCGAGCGGTCTGATCAACCAGTAATCGGAAGTTCTGCGGGTTAGTGCCAAGCAACGGGACGCTTGCGGCGTCGGTATAGGTCACATCATCGGTTGAATACTGGACTTTAAACTGACTACTTGTCCCGGCTGACAGGCTGATCTGGCGCAGATCAATAAACTTCATGGGAAGATCAGTCAACAAATCCATCTTGGCGACAACATACGGGTCAGTCGTGCCGATTGGCGTAGTTGTTGACGTGGTTGTTGCGTCATTGCCGTCATTGAGTACCGATGTGTTTCCGCCATTGGGCATCGTGTACGTCGGTGACTTCTTTGAAATACCTTTAACGCATTCGCTTATAAACTCAGTACCCGGACGTCGACGCATCCCGCCTTGTGGAACGATCACGACGTTCTCAGCAGTCTCAACCGCTTGATAATACTGGTTGATATCAATGCGGCCCTTCAGTAGCGGGGATAACTCACCACTTACAAAGCTAGACTGAATAAATCGAGTCTTAGCCATTAGAACCTCACATTAGTGAATGGGTTGCTTCTTACTTGTTGCGTAGGATACTGCTGAGAGTCCGTGAATCGCGCCATACGGGACGCATTTACATAGGCCGCGGCCATCTCACCTCTAGCCGCAGAGCTGTCTCTAATGCTTGCGGCGAAGTCCATAGCCAGTGCGTACTCGATCATCTTAGCGAAGTACACAGGCCATTCGTCTTCGGGCGTGTTGGCAATGTAGTCAGCGAACATAGCGTTATCTGAGTTGCTGTATACCTTGTCACCGTATATCTGATAGTTGGAATCAGGCGATACAGTGATCAGGAACAGTAAATCAGTAGGTAACTGGTAAATTGTTGCCCATTGATTGGGGTTCACGGGCACGTCCGTCAAGCGGGACATCTGTTCTTGCCTACGAGCAAAGCCCCAACGATGCTTCGTCAGCTCGTTCTGGACTATGTTGTCGTATAAGTTGTTCGCGACAGTCTCGCGCCGTGATCCACCAGTGAGTGAATTAATCGGAGTATCACCAATTAGAATCAGTGCATTGCTAATTAAGTCGATCTTGCTCGCCATAATCCACCCGGAAATAGAATGGCCCCCGAAGGGGCCGTGTAAGACTTATGCAGTCTTGTCGTACTGAACCTTAACCAAACCACCTTCGTCGCGAACGACAGAGCCAGCCTTCAGCATGCCGTTAGACAGCCAAGAAGTCTTCTCAGGAACGTAGTTGATCTCAGTCTTCATGTCGATACCGATAGCAAGGCCGACAGACGGACGCTGGAAGAACCAAGAGTCCACGACGTTAGCCGCTTCAGTCAGACCGCCTTCCGCACGAGTTTCAAGGATGATGAACTGGAAGCCAACAAGAGAGTTGATCTCACCAGATACAAGAGCCTTGACCGCTTGGTAGTCAGAAGAAGTCGCCTTCTCATCAGCCAAGAGTCCACCCAATCCACCAGCTTCGATTACTGCGAAAAGCTCTGTGTTTGGTACGCCCTGATCACGTAGCTCAACCTGTGCTTGGTTGACCTTAGCGATTGTGAGGTTAGTACCGCCAGCGGCTACAGCAGTAGTCAGTGGAACAGATGCGTCCATAGCATCGATGACAAGTTGGTCACAACGACGACCCAAGGCACCGGCGATTGTAGATGCCAGCTCTTGCTTCTCGTCAAAGTTTACGTCTTGTGCGTCAAAGATGTCTGTGAACTCAGGTGCGTTCCAGTTTACGAGTGTTGCAGTCTTGAACTCGTGTCCAACACCCATTGGAGTTACATCGGCAGAGCTAGCCTTCTGGTTAGCAAGACCTTTGCCCATACGACGGAATTTGTAGGTATCACCTACGACGTTGTTTCGGAGTGTGACAGCGTTCTTAAGCAAGCCCATGTTTGCGTAGGCGTGCTTCACCATGCTGTCAAATTCAGTTACCGCTACTGCGGAGAGATTAATTGACATGATTCAGTCTCCTCTATGTCAAATTGAAAAAAATTGATTAAGAGATTTTGGACTGAGTACCCGATAGTCGGTCAGTCGTTCAACCTAAAACTACCGGGCCTTGTGAAAGGGGTATCCGATCTCGCTATGATACCACAGACTGCGTATTAGCCAACAACACGGACATTGGGCTTATCACCACCGAATTCTTTCATCATGCGCTGAACCTTGGCCTCGTGGTTAGGATCGACCGCACGTAGCATTTGACCGCTCTCATGCTTCTTAAACATCTCGGCTTCAATGTCAGCCCATGTAATGCCACCCGGCTCAATGTAGCCATCAATCGGCAACTTAGCAGGGGCCGTAGACTTAACGAGAGCCTCGATTAGCTCGACAGCTTCGGCACTGTTTACGGCATAACGTAACCGCTCGTATGTATCGCCATCGAGATTGTTCTTCATGTACTGCTCGACAACCTTGACACGCTCTACACCGTTATCGCCTAGCTTCTGAAGCTCAACTTCCATCGATACTTCTTCAGCCGCTTGATCCTGTGCGGATAATAATTCCCATGCGTCGTTCATCGCAGACTGAGACATGTTGGTCTTCTCACCAAACGACACTAGTTCCTGCCATAACGCGTCGTCTGACTCTACACCTTCAATAACGGAGTAACCGTCTTTAGGTGCGCCAGTGAATCCCCCGAACTTCTTTTCCAGCTCGGTGTATGCCTTGGCTTGCTCTGCTACTGACTTGTACTTGTCGGCTTTGTACCACTCGGGTTGATCGCCAACGCCCTTGATCCCATCACTCAAAAAGAATTCGCCTTCACCTAATGTGGGTTCTGCGGCGTCTACTAATGATTGCAGGGTGTCGTTACTTTCTACGGCCTGTTCTTCCATGATTATCTCCAAGGATATTGAATTACTGCTCGTTTAACATTTACGGGTTGGTGTCTTAGCAGGATAGATTCCAGCCTGCGCTTGCCATTGATCACAGCAAGATCGTTCACGTCGATCCAATCAACGTGTTGACCGTCTTTGTAGCACCTGAAAGCTCGAAACTTGTGGATGTACTCGAACTTCTCAAAGCCATATCGGTCATGTAATCGTTCCAGCCAATCAAGTTCGCACCCAATAGTTGCTAGGTGGTCCATGTCATTGCCAGATACCTCGTACTTGGGCTTGGCTTTACGCGCCCGCTTCTTGGGTTCTTCCGTCATAGTCTCTCCGTCTGCTGTATGTAGTGGATAATCATACGGATAACGCCCGCTTCGCCATTGTGATACGCCGCTTCGTACGCGACGTTCTGGCTAGATAGGGCGGTTGAGTTATCGAAAAGAAAGCGACGTGTCAGATCCTCCAAGACCTTCTGCCCGTCTTCAGTGTTGAAGCATCGGGCATAGGCTTTGGTGAGTTCTGTTATCTGTTCTTGTGCTTTGGCTTTCTGTCTCTTGGCATCTGGGCTTGCGCCCTCAATTGTTTCCCAAGTCATTCAGCTTCCATTTGTTGTGGTTGTTGTTGTTGCATCTGAGCTTGCGCACCGGCTTGGATGATTTGCTGTTTCTCTACCTCAGACCGTACCAATTCAGACGGCATACCTGTTTTGTTAGCCGCCCATGTACCGAAGTCCTCAGTCTTATAAGCCATAAGTACCTGCTCGGGGCCAGACGTGCCCAATACGAACTG